TCAAAATTCAACGAACGATAAGGCAACGCCCCATCAAGTCGCTCCTCAACCCTCACACGCGAAGAATCAAACAACTCTTTGACGCCACCATCAGGGTGAGTCAGCCGCATCACCGCCGAATTCCCCAACTCCATAAACGACACCGACAGGCTCACCCCATCCGGTGAGGAGACAGTACTCATCGACAAACCAGACCACGACTTAGACTCCTCAGTATCTACCGACGCATCGACAGACACACCATCAGCAGATACATAACCCGCAGGGGCCATCCCGACGCCTGGAAGCCGACGCAGCGGCTCACTCGCCGATAAAGGCACCGCAAAAGGACTCGACACCGGCTGGCCAATCCACGCACCACCACCGGCCGAAACATTCGGCACACCACGGACAAGATTCCCCCGATTACGCATAAAACCCCCAAAATAGCGTCACAATACAACCCCTAGTATAAAACACAGCAGCTAAGCACCTATGCCAATCACCGTGCCCTATGAACCACACACCTATAATCCCGATATGGCTCCCACCACATTCGACCGCGCCACTATTCGCCACAACCTCACCGAATTCAAACTTCGGTGGCTTGCCCACATTGAGCAGTGGAAGGCGGAAAACCGGCCTGCGACCGAGTCGAGTCACGACCAACAATTCTGGGGCGACCTACTCGACTGTATCGGTGTCAACGCCCTCGATTTGTACCTGTACCAACGCAGCGCAAAACGCGCCTCAACCGGGCGCACCGGCAAAATCGACATGTTCATGCCCGGCAAAGTCATAGGTGAGGCCAAGTCCCTCGGCGTCCCACTCGACGACGCTTATGCCCAAGCCCTCGATTACCTGCTGGGCGGTACTATCGCGAACTCGCACATGCCGGCCTACGTTATCTGCTCCAACTTCGAGACCCTACGAGTAACCCGCCTGAACCGCACCTATGTCGGCGATAGCGCAGACTGGGACATCACATTCCCTTTAGCCGAGATTGACGAGCACGTCGACGAACTTGCGTTCCTCGCCGACTATGAAACCACCGCCTACCGGGAAGAAGAAAAGGCGTCCCTGGAAGCCTCCCGGTTAATGGTTGAGCTGTTCCGCGCCATGAACGGCGACGACGTCGACGAGGAAGTAGGCGATGACGCTCCCACCAATCCAGACGAAGAAGACGAGCGCGTCATGCGCACCTCTATCTACCTCACCCGTATCCTCTTCCTTCTCTTCGGCGACGACGCAGGGCTCTGGGATACCCCGCACTTGTTTGCGGACTTTGTGCGCAATGAAACCACCCCAGAAACGCTCGGCCCACAGCTCAACGAGCTATTTACCGTGCTCAATACTGCCCCAGAAAAGCGGCCTAAGCGTTTGCCGTCAACGTTGGCGAAATTCCCGTACGTCAACGGTGCCTTATTTGCCGAGCCGTTGGCCTCAGAGTACTTCGACTACCAGATGCGCGAAGCCCTGCTTGCTGCCTGCGACTTCGATTGGTCGACTATCGACGTCTCTGTCTTTGGCTCGTTGTTCCAGTTGGTGAAATCGAAGAAAGCGCGCCGCAGCGACGGCGAACACTACACATCCAAGACCAACATTATGAAGACCATCGGCCCGCTTTTCCTAGACGAGCTTCGAGCTGAGGCGGACAAACTGGTGTCTTCTCCGTCGACGTCGGTGGCCGCGTTGGAGCGCTTCCGTGACTCTTTGGCCGAGCTGGTCTTTTGCGACCCGGCCTGTGGTTCCGGCAACTTCCTACTTTTGGCGTATCGGGAACTGCGGCGGATTGAAACAGACATCATTGTCGCTATCCGTCAACGCCGCGGTGAAACCGGAATGTCGTTGAATATTGAGTGGGAGCAGAAGCTATCAATTGGGCAGTTCTACGGCTTCGAGTTGAACTGGTGGCCTGCCAAAATTGCTGAGACCGCCATGTTCCTAGTTGACCACCAAGCGAATAAAGAGCTTGCGAATGCTGTGGGTAGGCCTCCTGAGCGGTTGCCGATTAAGATTACCGCCCACATTCACCACGGCAACGCCCTACAGCTTGATTGGGCGGATATACTCCCGACTTCTGCCGCCAAGACTTTCATCTTCGGTAACCCGCCGTTTTTGGGGCATGCGACGAGAACTGCTGAACAAGCTCAAGAACTCCGAGACTTGTGGGGCACTAAGGATATATCACGTTTGGACTACGTCACCGGCTGGCATGCAAAGTGCTTGGACTTCTTTAAAACCCGAGAAGGTCGTTTTGCGTTCGTCACCACCAACTCAATTACTCAAGGCGATCAAGTTCCACGGCTTTTTGGGCCTATCTTCAAAGCAGGGTGGCGTATCCGCTTCGCCCACCGCACTTTCAGGTGGGATTCTGAGGCCCCCGGTAAAGCTGCTGTCCACTGCGTCATTGTTGGGTTCGATAAAGAGAGGAAACCACACTCACGCCTATGGGACTATCCCGATGTAAAGGGAGAACCAGTCCCAGTAGAAGTAGGCCAGGGGATTAATGGCTATCTGGTCGATGGGTCAAACGTCTTAGTAAAGAAAGAGAATGCCCCAATTTCTAGTGCCATTAATCCCGCAAGGATGGGGAGTATGCCCAGAGATGGTGGGGCGCTCATAGTCGAGTCTTCCGATTACGCTGAAGTCTCATCAGATCCAATCGCACGAAAGTATCTACGTCCTTTCATTATGGGAAAGGAGCTAGTCCGAGGCCTGGAGCGGTGGTGTTTCTGGCTTGAAGACTTGCAGCCTGAAGATGCTCTTCGGAGCCCAATCTTAAAGAAGCGGATCGAAGAGGTAAAACACTACAGGGAGGGAAGCAAGGCCGCTAGTACGAGAGCTATGTCAGCAACCCCTCACCTGTTTGGACAGCGTTCCCAGGTAGACGTTGTACGGCTTTGCATTCCCAAAGTGGTGAGTGAGCACCGACCGTACTACACAGTTGGGCGCGTCGATGGTCAGGTAGTGCCAGGGGACAAGGTCTATGTTGTCCTCGATGATGACAGTCTGCAGTTTTCTCTGATTTCTTCCTCCATGTTCATAACTTGGCAGAAGACTATTGGGGGACGATTGAAATCTGACGTTAGTTTCGGGTCGACACTTACATGGAACACATTCCCTGTGCCAGAGTTGGACGATAAGACGCGGCAGCGCATTATTAAGGCTGGCAAGAAGGTGCTCGAAGCTCGCGCGCTGCACCCAGAACGCTCACTGGCTGAGCACTACAACCCCTTAGCAATGTCTCCGGAGTTGGTTAAGGCTCACGATGCACTTGACCGAGAAGTAGATAAAGCCTTTGGCGCTCCGCGCAAACTTACTACCGTTCGTCAGCGCCAAGAGTTACTGTTTGTTAGCTATGCCGAGTTAATCAAGAAGAAAGGGGACGAAGGATAAACCCTCGCCCCCCTCGTCTTCATGGATTTCCTTACACGGTCAACGCACCAACGACCAGGTACGCGACCACGGTTAACGCTACCGCGTCGCCGATAAGAACGCCCGGCTTCAACGCCAGCGGAGTCAGCACAGTCTTCAGCACGCGCCAGTTTGCAAACAGGCCGCCAGCCAAAGTCTCCACGCCACGCAGACCCAAGCCACGAACCGGCAGATGACCCAGCTGCGGGATACGCGACAGCAAGAACACGTTGAAGAGAATGCGGCCAATATTCAGCCCATTGACAATCTTCAACAGATTATTGCCACGTACCGCAACACGAATCGGGGTAGACAGAACAAGGAAGTCCACCGCAGCACGAACAGCCTTGACCACGGCCTTAGTGTTAAACGCTGTCAGCGCGTTAATAAGCACCTCGTTAAATACGTGCAGCAGCGCCTGACGTACCTCATGGTGATTAAACATCTGAAGTGCGACAACAATAAACGGAAGCTTCTTCGCCGCCTTAAACTGCGCGATAACCGGAGCAGCCAAAAGACCCTTACCCGCGGTAAACAAGCCCTTGACCACAGCAGCCTTTAAGGCCACACCCAAATCAACAATGCCCTTGACCGCCTCAGCGCCCTGGGCAACAACAGAGCCCGCTGCCAAAGCCACAGCCAGCAAAGGAGATAGCCCCTCAGCAGCCTTCACAGCCTTGTGCACAGCCTCATCAGCACCCAAGGAAGCCAACTCGCCAATGAGCTTGCCACCACGCTCAGTGACAGCGTCAAAGTGCTTCGCCAGCTCATCAAGCTCATCCTGCCGCAGCTCAGCCACAGCCTCCAACACATGGCCAGGCAGTGCACCACCAGGCAGCTTCTTAACCACCTGTGCAATCGGTGCCGAAGCATTCAGCGTATCCAACGCCTCAGCAAAGTCACGGGCAACAGAACGAATCTCAGAAAGGTCAGAGACCTTCTCCAGACCAAGGTCCTTCAGCTGGCCCTCAAGCCCATCAACCAGCTCGTCAGCTGCAGCCTTGAAATCCGCAACCTTCTTCAACGGGTCCGGCTCATGAATCGCAGTATCAATATTGGCCTTGAGCGTATCCAGAACTTCCTGCCCACTTTCGGCCTCACCAACAAGAGTAGAAACAGCCTTTTCCACTTCACTGCGAGTATCGTCACCCAGGTTCAGCAGTGCGCTAGAAGCCTGGGTGAGTGCGTCTGCCATTTCGTGTGGAATAACGCCGGCCGACTCGAGGCGGTCCACCAGGGTAGTGGGGTTGAACTCACCATAGGTATCGCGGTCAGTGTACTTGTATTCCATTACTTTTCCTCCTTGGTGTCCTCGTTGAATGCGCGCAGAATGTCCACGAGGGCAGCACCGATTGGCTGGGCGGAAGAGCCGATTCCAGTGACCAAGTCCGTGAGCTTCTTGCGGTCAGCCTCGGGAAGAGCATCGAACTTGCTTACTAGTTCTGGGAAGCCATCGCCCGGGGTGATTCCGTCAAAGAGCTTCTTTGCGTAAGAAGAACCAACAAACTCATCCACTGCGGAACCGACCTTGCCGGCGTGGTCTGCTAGCTCCTTGACACGCTCGGCAGCCTTCTCCGGCAGAATGTCAGTATCACCGAACTGCTCGGAGACTAAGTCGTGCAGGCGAGTCTTGGCGTCTTCGATGCCCTTAATGGCAGAGGGAACGCCGGTGCCTGGGAATACCAGTGGGCCGCCGAGAATCTGCTTGAGGTCATCTACGAGCGTCTTTGCGTCTTTGACGGTGCGGCCCAGCATGGAGACCTGCTGTGGGATGGACTCGGAAATCTTGTCGATGATGGTATTGAAATTAGAGAACATGCCGGTAAGAGAATCGGCGGTGTCTTTTTCTACGCCGCCCTGCTGCTGCAGGTCGCGGATGGAGTTAGTGATTTGAGAAAGTAGGCTATCCTTATCAGCCATGAAATTTACCCCCAAAAATAGTGTTTACAATTCCCCGAAAATATTTGGTGTTTAGATGATGCCGCCGGTTAGGTCATCAATGGTTTGACGTCCGCCGGAGCCGGTGAGCAGGTCTACAACTGCTTGGGCCCAACGGTTGTGACGATTGAGCGGAGTAAACGGTAGTGCTTCCACGTCCTTAATCAGCGTGGCCGCATCCTTACCCTCCACCAAGTCAGACAACAGCTGCAGCACATCGTCCACGCCGTTAAGCGGCGCAAGGTGCTTCGCGAGCTTGTCGATGAACTCAAGGTTCAATCCGCCCTTACCGTCAATGAGCGAGTAGAAAAGACCCGCAACCAAATCCGGCGAGATTGGCAGACCATCGAGGGCATTGCGCACAATGTCTTCAATTTCTGCCAGGGATACAACCGGTAGCCCATCATCTGGGAAGCGGTCATCATCATCCTTCTTAACGTTGCGGCGGTCAATGTAGGTGTAGAGGTTGTTTCCCTTTTCATCCGGGAAGCACTCAATCGTGGCATCAAAACCTACGACCTCACCTCGCGAGAACACCTGGTCGTCGAGCTCGGTGACGCGACCATTCGGGATGAACAAGCGTCCCTTCAGGTCTTCGCCGCCGTGAATGTCAAAGATGAATGAGCGGTACGGAGTTTCCGTAGCGTTGTCAATCATCTGGACTGCTCGTCCATCATGACGGGAACGGAAGTTGCCTTCGCCCATAACAGCAGTAGCCACATGAGAATTGACAATCTCGTGGAACTTGCACTTGATTTGCACCGAGTGATTGGACTGCAACACTGCCATGGTGTCACCATTCCAGTCCACAACCTTTTCGGTATCACGGTCGACAGTCTTGGTTAGTCCATCCTCGCTGATGTAGCCAGCGGGGCTGAACTTGTTGACTGCCGGCAGTGAAGCCACCCTGACAGAGGCAGAGTGTGGCGTCTGCAGCGGGTTGATGCCCGCCATGCCAATCCATGCGGCGCCGCCGCTTTTGACCTCGGGCGCGCCGACAACAATGTTTTGTCGCATACGTGACATGCGAATTCCCCCAAATTTTTTTACCCCGAGTAACCACCCCATGCCAGGGCAGTTACCACATATTATACATGAAAATTACTTAACTTAACGCTGTCCATAATGTGCCCGCGCCCTGCCACCGCACCGCAGATGGTCTATCTGGGTCAGGGAAAATATACGGGTCGGTATCAGTATCCCAATCCAAAATATCCCCCTCAGCACGGTAAGAAACCTCCATACCCTCCAGACAGGCGGACAGTAAGTCCACGCAGTACTCATCATCTGTGCCGTAAGCCTGAAACATAATCCGAGTACGGTCAGTCACCGGCGTTTCCCGGCTAGGGGCAGCAGCATCGACACGAACCATCGGCCCAGATAACTTATCTGGAACCTTCGTTGCCACATACACCCCATCAAACTCTGAGCCTTGAAACCAGCGTTTCAAACAAGAAACAACAATCGCAGACGGATGCCGCATTACTTAAGCCCCCTTCTTCGGTGACTTCGACGCGACTGGGTAGGTACCTACGGCCTTTTGCAAAGCATTATGCTTTTTCTCGTGACCGTAGGCCTCCCAGTCATACGGAGTCGGCACGATAAGCGCACGCCACCTACGATGACCAGGTTCCGCTTCCTTGACGACGTAGTGTTCGCCGACCTTCGACCGGAACTCCTCGGCTTTGTTATCAACCAGATGCTTAGTCTCCGATGATTCCTTGAGCACGCGATTAAAAAACTGGTGATTCATCTTGAACTTAAAGCTGTCAGCCACGCTCAACCCCCTCAAAAATACGCAGCTTATACTCCGCCAAACCCGGGTTCCACCACGGCCCATGCGTGAAATCATGACCACCATCGGCAATCACGAAATCCACACCACCGAGATGAACTAAATCACCGGCATGCACATCACCTGGAAGCGCAAACAACGACCCCGCCCAATCCACACGACGAACATCCTTATCATCCGGACCAGATTCCGGGGAATCGCTAATAGACCAACCAGCAACCCGCACAACCTGAGGACCACCCCATCTGGTTACCGGATTACCGAAAGAATCCTCCCTAGAATCCACACGCCGGCGAACCTGCACGCGGAAAGGAAGCGGATACCCCGACTTAGTAGAGTGAGACCGTGAACGCGCCACGACGACCACCCCCAACCGAACGCAACATGCGCTTATCCTCAGCCGTTAGAAAAACACCGCCGGCATTCGAATTCGACCCAAAAGTCTGACTCGTCGAAAACGGGCCCGCAGTAAACGACTGAGACTCAGCCCCCACAGGAGCAGACGACAAGCCACGAGAGACAGCGCGAGCAGCCACACGAGCGCACACCACACGAACCGCCGCCGGAACTGACCTATCAAAGTGCTTACCCAAGTAAGCATCAATAGCGACAGTCGCCTCTTCCACCATCGCCACAATAAGGCGCTCATCGTCCTTATCCGGCTCAATGGTTAAACGGTCAGTAACGTCGTCAATCGTGCAGTACGCGTCCACATGAACCCCCAAACAGGACTACTTAGCGCTACGGCCAGCCTTCTTCGACGGCCCCGGCTTAACCACGTGAGCCACCATGGCCATATTCGGATTCGTCAAAATGGGCTGAACAGCACAATTAGCACGAACCCAATACGCCATCGGGTCGTTCTCACGCCACGCGCCCACCGCAATCTGACCAGCGCCAGACAGGTTGTACTCCGGCGAATTCATTTCCACCGTCTGGCCCCACACGGTATAGCCCAAAAGACCAGACTGAGTCTCCGGCGGAAGGAAGTACAACGTATTCTCATCGAGAATGCGGCGAGCAGCCTTACCATCACGCACCGAACGAGAATACGACGTAATCCCCGGAAGGCCTTGGTCCTGCAGCACGGCGTTGATAGCGCCAGACGATACGCGTGCCAATTCGCCCGTAGTGTTGGCCGCATCGCGGAACTGCTTATTCGTCTGCAGCTTCTGGATAACCTTTGGAGAAGCAATAATGGTGCCCGGCTTAGTACCGTTGGCATCCTCATAGTCCATAGCCCATGAAATGATGTCTTCTAAGGCTCCGGAGTCTTGGTCATCCCAGTGCTTCTTCGGGGTGACCTCAAATTCTTCATCGCGGCCAATGCCGGCGTCAACGATGGCGCCGTTCTCCGAATAGCGCACACGGCCAGTAGTGAGAACGTCACCGCGGGCGACCTCGACACGGTTAGCAACTGCGCGCACAACCGTCTCGGTGGCCTTGGTCATGTCATCTTCCTGGAAGCGAGAATCACCCTGGCGGAAGCTACGCAGCTGGTCCATCTCGTTGATGCGGACCTTCTGACCAATCAGAGGCATCTGCATCATGGCCTTATGACCGCCGCCCATAGAACCAATCGGCGTCTCAGCGTCTGCAGAGCGCACCTCTGCCAGGCGGCTGGTGTCCTGCTCGGTCATCCAGCTAAAGAACATGTCGTTGATGATCTGGTCGGGGAAGTAAGCTGACAGGGAGCCGCCGGCGGTCTGCAGGTCGTTCAGGTAGTGGTTTGCGTAGATAGTCAGGTCCTCAGGCGAGAGGACCTCGTTCCAAATGTGCGTAGAACCCATAATTAATCCTCCCGTACGTCGCCGATGGCATCGAAGTTGGTGGAACCATCTTCATTCCACAAGGAACCGTGCGGTTCGTGCACGAATGTGAACTCTGCATGGTCGCAATCTGCGATGTTCACGCGGTTGTTGGAATCCGGAAGACGGTCAACGCGAACACGGCCATGCCAGACAATCGGCACAACCTCGCCTGGATTGTTGTCCTGGTCCGTCAGCAGAAACCCGTCCACGGACTGCGTCTTTGACGTCACTGGTACCCAGTAGTCGCCTTCGCGGTGCAAGGCGGTGCCAGAGGGCAGGACGGACGTGCGAATATGGGTAGTCTTTTCGCCCAGCGTGCCGGTTTCGGCGTTGTCTACTGCGTGGCGAGAGCCCAGCCACGACAGGTCGCTGGGAGAGTAATGGTCAAATTCTGGCCGAAAGTGCATAATATCCCCCGATGATGTGATGAATGTGGACTACGCCCCCTGGCGCCGTTGGCGCCGCTGCCACAACTCTTCACCCCTGGAGATTCCTTGACTCGGAGATTCCCAGGTAAGCCGCGACGGTGAAGGGGCGGCGGGGGAGTGCTTGCCGATGAGGTCTTTAAGCGTGGATTCAAAATCGTCATCGTCAGAGTTGATTTTATCGACGGCTGCGCAGAAGCTTTTCGAGTCGAATAATTGCTCTACGTCGCCGCCAAGTGCCGCAATGTGGATAATCAAATCACGATTATGCTGAGCATCTTCAACTTGGCTATGTGCTGTTGAAAGCTCGGATTGTAGGTCTTTAATCGTGGATTCGAGTTCCTCTTTATCTGCGGTAAGTTGCTCAACTTGCGCTAACGATTTTTCCGCCCGGTTTTCCCACGTGCGAGAGTGGGCCCGCATGTCTTCGTACTTTTTACGGTAGTCAGTTGATGCGGTTTCGGATTCAGCCTTTGCGGCGTTGGTGGCAGCATCCACGTCGGTGGTGTCCTTTTCGGAATTTTCAGCGTTTGCGTCCTCGTGCGACACAGCGTCCCCCTAAATGTTCAGTTTGTGGACTACGGCCTCATTCATCCCTTCCGGATACAAACCGTAACCACACCACACAATAGCACACCTGTTCATTTACTCAGGCCACCCACCTGACGCATCGCCCGCAACAAAACATCCGGCTCCGTACTACCGACTTCAT